GTCTATTCGTTCAGAAGATTTACACTTGCAGCGATTTGAATATGGCAACGCATGGAACGCCGGTTATTCGTTCGGTCAGGGAATAGACGATAAAATTTCAAACTTTTCGCTTCTCGACACGCTGGGAATAGAAATACCGTCCGGCGATCCGACCGGAGCGCAGACGACGGCGGATTTATTGACCAACGGAACCGGGCTGGACGGTATAAATAACGCTGTGAAAGATATCGCGGACAATACGGACGAAATAACGGATAATTTGGAATTGTCCAACGAAGATCTAAAACTGTTGCGCGATATCGCGGAACGGCGGGAAGTTTATAAATATACTACCGCGAACATCAATATTGATTTAACAAACAACAACAACATTGCGTCCGATATGGATTTAGACGGCGTTACGAACGCGTTAATTTCCGGCATTGCAGACGCGGTGGCGGTCAGCATGGAAGGGGCGCATATCTAATGTATCAATTCTGGATACAAGGCGTTCTTTTACCCGTAACGCCGTCCGCGGTAACGATAAAGTTCGGCAATCAAAATAAAACGTTTACGCTGATCAATGAAGGACAAATCAATATTTTAAAGCCGCCGGGATTATCGAAAATCAGCTTTAACGCGCTGCTGCCCAATCAACAATATTCGTTTGGTCAGTACCCGGAAGGATATCGGTCCGCGTCTTATTATATGGAACATTTAGAGAAATTAAAGAACGAGTGCAAACCGTTTATCTTTACTTTGTTTCGTATCGACGATACCAACAAACAATTGGCGCAGTCTACGCCTATGCGGGTTTCTCTGGAAAAATGTCAATTCAGCGAAGACGCTGAAAAGTACGGTACGGATATCATGGCGCAAATCGAATTGTTGCAGTTTCGCGCTTTCCAGACAAAAACACTGACCTTTAAAAAAGAGGAAAAGAAAACCACAGCTACGGTAACAGAGAAACGGGAAACAGAATCCAAACCCAAAGAAGAAACGTACACGGTGGTACAGGGAGATTGTCTCTGGAGTATTGCAAAAAGAAAGCTGGGCAATGGTTCCAGAGAAAAGGAAATCTACGCCTTGAATAAAGACGTAATTGAAGCAGCCGCGAAAAAATACGGTCGTTCCAGTTCGTCTAATGGTCACTGGATTTATCCGGGTACTACGCTGCGGCTACCGGCATAAAAAAAACCGTCCCCCAAAAAAGGGACGGCTATAGTGTGTATTTCAGGCAACGCCGTATTTCACGGTCATTTCTTTAACCACGGCAAGATAAATTTCAATGAGTTTCTTATCGTCTGCAATAACGTCAACTTTGGTGAGTTTGTCACGGCGGGATTTGCACACGCCTTCTTCCGCCATGCGGCGGCGCTTATTGGTCAATCGCGTTTCGAGGGAAACCCCGCCGCGCCGGTCAATCAGCGTAAAACATTCGTTGTTGACCTCCTGATATGCCCCACCGCCACCGCGTGCCTGTGCGACACGTGCCAGCAGTTTTCGGCAATCCTCACGCCATGCCTGCGAATCCAGAGATACGACATCGCGAATGCCGTCTACTTTCTGCTCGACAGCCTGCAACGCGGCGGCTTGGCGTTTCTGTTCTAATTCCAGATTTATCAAGACCTGTAACTGTGGTGAAAACTGAGCAGCGTCTGTAACAACCCGCTTGGCGCGGAAATAGGTTTCTACAAGATGGTCGTAGACTTCCCACGCCTTATCAGTATTCAGGCTTTTCGCGTGCAGCAACGCGCCTTTTTCTGTCCAAAGATAGAGTTTTGCGGCTTTTTTCAAACCGGTAACAATTTGTTCCCGGTTCAAACTATCTTGAATTTCAAGATGGTTCAAAAATTCCCGTTTGTCTTCACCTTCCAAAACAAAGAAATGTTTGCCCTCCTGATACCGCTCTTTATTGCGGTTGAAGTTCACTTTTATTGTGTCTGTTGTCGTCTCATACGCTTCGGCAAGCTGGCTGGTCAGCAGGACGCGCACGCCCTCGCGCTCAATGGGAATCAGTGCGTTCATGAGTGTTCACCAGCTTTCCGCATTTCCTCATGAAAATAGTAATGATTCCAATCAAGCAGCTTTTGCACACGTTCAATGGGTTCATGTACCGCCGCACCGATCAAGCTGAAGCGGTCGTATTCTTCGTCTGTAAGCATTTCCGGTTCGTGCTGATCAGTCCACAAATACGCGCCCAGAACGGGTAGCCGGGCGTATTTCACTGCATCATCGGAAAGCTCCGACAGCATACGCATCAAATCTTTGCGCACGTCAGACGCAATATATTTGACTTCAATTTTTTCATTCATATTCTAAAAATCCTCCTTGTGTTTTCCACGGAGATATGATAGAATAGATTTATCAGATACCTTCGGGGTTTGGTGTATAAGGCAATCGGGTGACTTTCTCAGGGACTCCCGGTTGTCTTATTTTCTTGCTCCCACAGTAGATTCAGTCCTTTTCTCACGGCTTCGCCTTTAGTCATACGGCACTCTTTGCAATATGCTTCAAGATGTTGTAATGTTTTTTCATCAAGGCATACACTAAACCGCTTGTTAATAGGATTTTCTACTTTAGGTCGTCCTGTGCGCGGACTCACTATATCACCTCTCTTTTATTCACACCTTTATTATATTTAAGATGTGAGTAAAAGTCAACCCCTTTTTCAAAAATTCTTGAAAAAATTTTTAGCCGCTTGTTTGGGCAGCTTGACATCTCCTGCAAAAATAGTTATACTAAATTATAGAAAAAAGATATACTAATTCTTGGAGATCATCAAAAGGGGCGTACAGATATGAAGAAAAAGATTGTAAGTCTGATTATGCTTGCAACCATTTTGGTTACAAATTGTGTCTTTGCAACAGCCGCTATCCAAGAAAAGACCGTGAATATTGAAATTGAAGGCGAAAGTATAGACGGTCCAAATACAAAATTATCCCTTGCGGGAGCGATACAGGACGGGAGGACGCTTGCGCCGATTCGCGACGTAGTAGAGGCGTTTGGTGCTACCGTGTTCTGGTATGGCGATTCTCAGGAGATTCAAATTTATCGGGATGTTCCTGTTTATGATAGTTTTAGCTTGGACTCACAACAGGTAGATACGACAACGTATGGCGTGCTTTTAAAAATTGGCAGTAACACAATGTATTATCGGGAAGGCAGTACAATAGAAGGAGAAGTTGTGCTGGATGTACCGCCACAACTTATCAATGGTCGTACCATGCTTCCGGTAAGAGCAGTATGCGAATACCTTAATACGAAAGTTGGCTGGGTTTCTGAAGAACAAACCGTTGTAATTATGCCAATTCGACATGAGGCTGTCATTCCGAATTATCCCGGCGAATATTCAAGTGGAAATATTAACCGTTATCTGGCAAACCAATAGTACATTTCAATATGAAACCACCTTGAGTATAAGGTGGTTTTTTTATGCTTAAAAAAACGGAGAAAGGAGAAAACCAGATGGGAAAGTATGTGTGGCCCTGTCCTTCGTACAGCCGAGTTTCCAGCGGCTACGGCAGTCGCAATTGTCCGTTTCATGGGCGGGAGTTTCACGATGGAATTGATTTAGCCGCTGCTGGCGGCGTACCAATTTTAGCTTTTGGAGCGGGAACCGTCTCAAAGGTTATTTATTCAGACCAGGGTTACGGCAATCATTTATATATCGACCATGGCGGCGGTCTCACAAGCTTTTACGCGCATTGTTCCGCTATTTATGTGCAAACAGGCGAAACGGTAAAAGCGGGACAAAAGATTGCGGCTGTAGGTACAACAGGCAGTTCAACAGGAAATCATCTGCATTTCGGAATGCACAAAAACGAACAATCTGTTAATCCGCAAAATTATGTAAAAGACAGCGATACGGTTTCCAATTATACAGGTGATACCGCACAGGGCAAAAGCGCCGGTAAAGCGAAAAACGTTGTCAGAGCCATGTTTACCGCCTATTACCCCGCCGACGATCCCGTAGAAGGCGGTTTTTATTCTGCAAGGGGCGAGAAGCTCAACCCGTCCAGACGGACAATGGCAGCGCCGCTCTCCATTCCATTTGGCACAAAAATTACTATACAGGATACGAAAACATCGCGGGACGGGCAGACTTACGAGGTCAATGATCGGGGCGGTGCGATTACTGTTGAAAACGGCGTATACCACTTTGATATTTTGATGTCCAGTCGGGAGGAATGTAATAACTGGGGCGTGAAATATGGTTACGCTGTCATTGATGGAGATGTGAACGATGGTGATGTTTCGACAGAGGAAGAAAAACCAAAATCAAAGCCCATCACTACCGTAAAAGTGCAGTCTGTTACCGGCGTAACCGGTACGAGAAAGGAAATCCTCTGGAAAGCGGAAGAACATCTGGAGAATGGCGCGGAAATCCTGATTCAGAATAATAACGGTGCCATACAGAGACCCGTTATAAAAGAAGATATCGTATGGGAAACGGTACGGGCGGGAAAGCCATCTTCTTTAAAATTTACTGTCCTGAAAGATGAAATTTTAAACTTTCATGAGGGGAATCCGGTTTCTTTTCGCTGGAATAATACCGGTATTTTTTACGGATATGTTTTTCAGAAAAGCCGTTCGGATAATCGTTTTATTGATGTGGTCTGCTATGACCAGTTACGATATTTTAAGAATAAAGATACCCTGTCTTATGAAAACAAAACGTATGCGGAATTGTTGAAAATGCTGGCGGATGATTACGCTCTGCATTGTGGAACGATTGCAGATACCGGCTATAAAATCCCGCAGCGTATTGAGGATGGAACGATATTTGACATTCTGGCGAATGCCGCCGATGTAACGCTTTTAAATACCGGAAAAGTTTTTGTACTGTATGATAAGTATGGAAAATTAACATTACAGCCGTTGCAGGATATGATTTTACCCATTCTGATTGATCAGGATACCGCACGGGATTACACTTATACGTCTTCCATTGATAAAGATGTGTATACCCGTATTAAACTGGCTTTCGATAACAAAGAAACGGGAGAACGGGAAGTATATATTACCAACGATACTCCCTCTCAAACAAAATGGGGCGTCCTGCAATATTATGAGAAGCTGGATAACGCGCTTTCTTCTGCTGACCTGGCATTAAAAGCAAAAACACTGTTATCGTATTATAATGTCATACGGCGGGAACTGACCGTGAAAAAAACAGCAGGCGATATCAAAGCACGCGCCGGTTGCATGGTGGCTGTAAAAATGGGGCTGGGAGATATCAATATTTCCAATTATATGCTTATTGAAAAAGCGAAACATACTTTTTCGCATGGTCTGCATACGATGGATTTATCTTTATCGGGCGTAAGAGGGGAGTTTCAGGCATGAACACAGAACATTTGATAGAATCCATTCGGGCAGTGGCGTTGAATGCTGTCAATGAATCAAAACCCGTTTCTTTCTGTTACGGTTCCGTGCGTTCTGTCGAACCGTTTCAAATACAAATTTCTCAAACTTTACTTCTTTCCGAAAAGTTTTTTATCGTATTAGACGGCGTGAAGAAAAGCGATTTTAAACCGGGAGACTGTCTGTTATTATTGCAGATACAGGGCGGTCAATCCTATTTTATTTTCGGAAAAAAGGGAGCGTTATAATGTTGCCGTCCGATTACACAGATGATTTTACGGCTGATTTTTCCGTTATAGAACCGCCTACTAAAACATATCGTCTTAATTTTTCAGGGAAA